CATAATTAGGCTCGCACAAAACAGGAGTTTTTCCGCATACACAGTCATTAATATGATAATTATCCATGGAGAATTCCTTTATAGGGAGCATTAAGCCATTTAGCATAGCTATCTATCTGCTCAATGATTTTATTAAGTTCATATTTTGATCCAAAGCGCATCAATTGGATACCGACTTGTGGAGTGGCTGTTAAACGTAAACTGCTGCGAATCGCCGCATCAACCGCATCCTTGATTTCATCTGGCTGTGCAGTCAGATCAATTAGGGTCCGATTGCGCTCATAATCATCACGAACGCGATGTTCTACACCATTATGGTCTGTCCATTTTTGCAGCATCAGATTGTTCCAGCGAAATCCTTGCTTGTTGCGATCTTCAAATGCTTCTTTAATGCCAACACTATTCTTGGTTCCCTTTTCGCGAACACCGGGATAAGCACTAAAAACGTTATCAGTGGCATCGCCGCGAATGCACTTCTTGAATAGAATGTATTCTGGGTCTTCAAGTAGCTTGTGTTCCTTGGTCTTCGTGTCTTTTACGGGACGGTCGCGATCATCATAGTATCCATCAAGCTTGATCAGTTGACCCGCCACACCGTTGTATTGATGAACGTTTTCACTAATTAACTGGTTAAAATCAGTGTCAGAAGAAATGATGAAATGGGTATCATTCGGATGTAGATTGATAAACCTTGCGATAACATCATCCGCTTCTGCATTCTCGCAACGAATCACCGATGCATTGGTCTTTTCTCGCAAAAAGTTAACAAACTGCTCATAGGTTTCCCAGAACATTTTGTCTTCTTCAATTTGAGACTGAGTCATATTTTTTACATCCAAAGCACGGTTGGCTTTGTATGGTTTATAAAAACTCTTACGCCATGACTTTCCCTCAAGACAAAATACAACATGATCAATGCCGAATTTACGCACCATTTGGTTTACTGACGATAGCGTAAGATGCAGAGACATTCCTGCTTTAGTCCATGTATCCATACTTTTAGATGCTACATGGCGCGACCTCCAAAAATTATTAGCCAAATCTACCAATGCATAAGTCGTCATAGTTTAATCCTCGTTAATATGTTTGAATATAACATGTAGTGGCAAAAATGTCAAGAGAATATTTCACAAAGGATAAATAGTTGTGGATCACGATGTTGACGCATCTACCCACTCTAACGCTTATAAGGAGCAATTAGCATGACTATTTATTTGTATAAGAAGACACACAACAAAACCGGATTAATGTATCTCGGTAAGACCTCCAGAAAAGACCCACACAAATATAAAGGATCAGGAGATTACTGGTCTGATCATATCAATAAACATGGTTATGATGTTACTACTGAAATCCTAAAAGAATGTTCTACTAACGAAGAAGTAAAAGAATGGGGACTTTACTACAGTAACTTATGGGATGTAGTCAATGCTCGTGATGAGCATGGAAAAAAGATTTGGGCTAATCTTAAATCAGAAGCCGGGGATGGTGGAAATCCCGGACCAGAGGCGTGTAGAAAAATTTCAGAAATCCAAAAGGGCAGAATTCCGTGGAACAAAGGACTTTCTATGTGGACCAATCAGGAAAAGAAAGAAATAGGAATCAGGAACACCCTTCGTGGATCACAAACGCAAGAAACCATTGCTAAAAGAGTTGCAAAAACGACTGGTAAAAAAAGAACACCAGAGCAAAAACGCAATGCCAGCGCCGCACAAAAAGGTAAATCCCTCACCAAAGAGCATCGGGAATCCCTTAAGGGAAAAAGACCCAATGTCGTGCCGCATAATATAGATTTAACTGTATATTCATTTATACATATTGATGGCACCGTTGAACAATGTAGGAGGCATGAGTTGTGTAAAAAATATACATTACATCAACAAAATGTCGCACAACTGGTGAAGGGGAGAAGAAAAACACACAAAGGGTGGAGGTTAGTTAAATAACCCCCACAAAACTATAGCCAAATCTATCAGTGCATAATTCATGTTTTTTCCCTTTAATATACTAACATTATACACAATATATGAGTATATGTCAACCATTAATTATAAATTCTTAGCAGTAAATATATTGCTAAAAGAATCACCACATATTATGTTTTTTGAACCAGTTCTTGAAATAGCAGTATCTACATTTTCCTGAATCAAATCAATGCCGTATAAATTATTTGAATTAGCGATTCTGTTTTTTATTCCTACAAGAAATTGTCCATTGCCACACATAGAGTCAATAAACGTGTTATTACCAGAAAATGCACGAACATCATTTTTTCCCACATAATCCAGGACATAGTCAACTAAGCTCGTAGGAGTGAAAACCTCGCCTAAAGATTTTATTCTCTCTGGGTTACTAATAATATCATTTTCCATAACCAATGGCGATATCAAAAGATCATTTTCTTCAATTCCCCATTCAACTGGAATTTCTTCTCCAGTCACTATTTGATCAACATCAAATTTTTTAATATTACGCAATCCAAAGGCATGTCCTTTAATCTTCATGCGTTTTACATAATCCGCAAAGACTTTGTTTTTTTCAGTGAACAGTTTCATTTTTTCTGCCTGCTCTTTGGTGTTGAATGGAATATAACAAATAGTTCCTCCCAAAATTGGCTCATCCGTAACAGTATAACTTTTTTTGCTTTCTAGAACATAAAAAGCAAATTTCCATCCAGATTCTACATAGATGTTTGAGTAATCATACGTTAAACCATCTCTTCCTTTTCCTGGCAACTGTCTTATAACTTTATTATCATTATTATTCCCAAAGCGACAATTCATGGAGTTGTTACTTCCGCTATAGTACACAAACGGAAAACATTCATCGGGGTATGGCGTGAATATTTTTGCGGCGAGTCCTCCGAGTATTTTGGGTGGACTTACTCTTGGTTTTTTAGTTACAGAAAAAAAGCAAGTGTTATATGGCCATACGTCTATATTATCCATCAGGTGAATGTAATCAACCTGATAATTTTTAAAATATCCAGTGGTTAAATATGGAATAATTCCTTTAAGAGTAATATTTACCAGTGTACCGCCATCACGTAGGCGATTGTCAAAATCATTTTTTGTGGTCGATTTGTATAATGTTGTATTCCCACCAGTCCCTGCTATATTATCAGATATGGCTATATTGAATGCTGGATTACCAATACAATAATCAAAAGTCACGATTTTTTAGCTCCTTAAGTGTTACTTTATACTTATCTTTCCATCTTTGGTGATCTAAACTTCCATATTTAACGTTCATAGAGTATTCAATATTTTTGTTAGTCTCATTAGCCGATTTTGTTCCGTGAGTAGGTACAGCGTTTAACAACTCTTTTTCTTCTATAACTTGATGTTTATCAAGCAAATATAGATCAACTGTAATATTTTCACTAATACTGTCATCAACATGCCCATACAAATAATAATCTATCGGCTGCCAAAAACGATGCTGAAGTCCACCTGGTCCTACATCAGTTCTTATGGACCATTTTTGTTCAATGTAAATTTCAGTACCATTTTTTGTCAATACTTTGCTATCACCTCTACCCAATGAAGCTTTTATACTTTCCCAACCCATATTATAGTTCATCCATTTTTCAAATTTTGGACCATATTGTTGGGCGCTTGGAAAAGTAGCACTAATCAATGCCAACTCTTCAAGTTCTAATGTGATTCCCCAATCATTTTTACTATACTGTTCTTTGATTATCTTTTTTTGTTTATGGGCCGCTATAGTTGATTCCCTATCATACACAGTGTAAATCATGTTCCTTCCTCAAACAATTCATTATCAAGAACTGATGGCGGAAAAATCCTTGACTTTGCAATTTCAAAGTATTTTACTTCCTTCTCTATCCCAATGAAGCTTCTTCCGAGATTCTTACAAGCAACACCGGTTGTTCCAGAACCCATCGTATTGTCCAAAACAACATCGTTCGGGTTGCTGTAAGTGTTGATCAAGTATTCCATAAGAGCAACTGGCTTTTGAGTGGGATGAAATCCCTTTTCCTGCTTGAAACGTAAGACCGTTTTGGGATAACGTGTTCCATCGGGGTTATCTCTATGCACAGAATTGGCGCTGCCGTATACCTCACCAATCTTAGAGCTATCGCTGGAAAATCCTTTGTATGGAGTTCCCTGTGTCATCTGTGGATTGTATACTGTTTTCTGACGACAAAAAACTACGATATTCTCATGTGACTTTAGAGGCATGGACTTAGCACACATAGGATTTGTTCCCTGCGGCTTCTCCCAAATCCACTCATACTTGAAATGCTTAAAATTAGAGGCAATCAGAGTAGTAGTGAAAGGTTGGGCAGCAGTGAATACCATCGCTGCAGACTTTTTGCAGACTCGGTAGTATTCTTTCCACAATTCATCAAGAGGCAATACGCTATCCCACTTACACGCAGTAGTTCCATATGGAAGATCAACAAGAAGCAAATCAACCGAATCTTCGTCTAAAGTCTTTAATATATCCAGACAATCACCATGTCTTAGATCAAAGTTTACCATGTTGAGATATCTCTGGCCAATCCAGAATTTAAAAACTGCTTAAATGTAGTAACGCCGTTGAGCATATAGTCATCATTCCCGCCTGATTTACCGCCCTGCTGAGGAGTGAAATATTTTTCAAGTTCACCTGAATCGCGGGCATTGATGAAATCTTCTTTAGACATCCAAACCACATGCGATTTGTCTAATTCCAAATTGATTCCACAAAATATAATCCTATCCCAATCCTTAGAGATAGCAATATGATTAAATATGAAACTGTCTTCACTGCAACCACCAGTTTCATGGTTTGTAAGCGCAACAGAAAACTTCATTTCAGTTTTATAGCCTTGGACAATTCTGTCATGGCTTGCGTTTTTTGGCTTTTCTACGGTAAAACCATAATCTGTTTTAAGCATATCGGAAATGACATATTCTCCATATCCTCCCTTTTGTTTTGGTCCCATTGCTTTGTAGCCTTCTAACACGGTTCCCTTAAATGGATCAACCGTAGCTTTCTTTAAAATCATTTGTGCTTCGGGACGAGAAAGTGCGTTTTGAATCATTACTTTTTTATTCCTTACTTAATTAACTTACTTCGGTAAATCCGCCACCAAGGTCGCGTTGTTGAATTATGCGAATATCATCGCGTTTTTCTGGATCAGCCATTTCTTGTTCATAGATTTCAAGCGCAATATTTCTGCATACTTGCTGGAACCACCTATCAACAATTATGGCATCTGTATCGTCTTTGCGATATTTGTATCCCTGTTTGATAAGATTGATGATGAATTTGTCATTCCAATCAAACTCAAAGGTTCCATTGTTGATATCGGCAGGATCAAGATCAACATTTAGAATTGCAATGTAAGGTTCTCCCTTAGCAGTTGCAATTTCTTTAGGTGTTAATTCGGGCTTAGTATCTTTAGTTTTACGTGGGGCTTTCACTGGAGGCATAGGTGGCTCCAATTGTTTCTGAGGAAGAACAGATGTTGCTACATCATCTTCCATAGTTAACCATTTCTTTATCTTATCAAACATTCTTACCTCTTGATTGTATATACTGTTCTGTTATTGTTGTCATCATCTTCATCGTCTGTGGGGATAATAATGACTTCTCCCGGAATCCATTGAGGGGGAAGACGATTGGTCCAGCGATGGAGTGAAGACTTCCCCATAATATAATAGTTGCGATAATTAGCGATGGGATCATTTCCGACCTTAAATTCGTCTGCCATACATGATGGCATCGGAGTCATGTCCGTGGCTTGCAGATTATTTGGGGGTGATTGGAGGATAGTTTCAAACTTGATACAGGACAAATGCTGCTTCCCATAGCGATGAGTATACTCTGAACCAAGAGCCATGAAATGGCGATACAGCCAAGAATAATTTTCACGTGACTCTCTCGCCCAAATAGCAGAAGGGTGATTAATATGAGTAGAAGAATACAATACATCATCGCGTACATCTGGCAGTTTCCATTCCTTTTTGCTACGACCAGAAGGAGATACACCAGCCTGCTCCACACCATCAATCACGCGATGGGCAGTTGATAGCAATTGTGCCGATTCAACGCACATTTTAGTTACATGCTTATCTACCAGACCCATTGCTGATATTATGGGACATTGCTCAATCACAAAGATATTCATGGATTACTCCTTAAGATATTTGAAAAATTCAGACAGATTGTTTAGTTCTTCTTCAGTTACTAACAAGAAATTATATTCCATTGCGCCTGCGTGATTTTTAGTATGCACCAAATCAGTTATCCTGTCAAGTGGTTTTATTTCAATAATACAGTCATAATCTGGTAGATAGAAATCCGGATAATAATAATGTTGCTTCCCGTCATCCGCTATATAAC